TGTTTGTGAGAATGTCCTCATTTACCCCGAAATATTCATAGACATTCTCTTTGATCAGCTTCATCTGGTCGGCATCCACCACCCACGGCTTTACATCGACCTGGTGGATGTCCTGGTAAGTATTCGGGAAGAGGAGGATCCCGCCGGCCTGCGCATCGCGTGCGAAGTTTTCAGCCGTGAACCGCTGCCGTTCCTTTGCCAGGTCTTCCACCTTGCTGAAATTGTTTATCTTTGCCCAGAAGCGGTATGTGGCAGCAGATTTCACGCCTTCCTCGATGCCCTGGTTCTGAATATTGATCAGCTCCATGGTCGGGAAGAGTGCTGCATTTGATTCACCGAGTAAATCGCTTCTGTACTGGTGCTGAACCATGATCCCGCAGTATTCCAGCTCAATGGCTGCGTGCAGGCCGTTGGCGAACTCATACCGCAAGTACGGCTTGTTCCCAAACTGCACGACCTCGCACTTCTGCGGGAGCGGAGTGTAAACTCCTGACGGCTCGCCGTATATGTCGTAGATCGGAGTGATGAACAGCGTGTTGTGGACATCCAGGATCGTGGATGCCCGCCTCATGAACTGGCTCCATGTCTGGAACTGGTTCGGCGCGTGCTTCATCTTACTCTGGAGTGCCGGACGCGCAGATCCCAGCATCTCGACCTTCAGTTTGCTGATGTGTGCAGCATTTGCATTGATTGCGCTCCTGATCAGCTCCGACTCATACAGACCGCCGGAGAATGATGTGAAGCGTGGCGTGTAGCCGTTCAGCATCTTAAAATCGCCCTTGAGCTGCGTCATGGACGGCTCTTTCGGACGATTCTTAAAAAGTACATCAAATAATCCCATGTTTTTTTCACCTATTGTTCTATGATCACCAGATTCGAAACTCCGCAATAATACGAAGTATTTCTTGCCCTTGCTCGGACGACCAACACATCGTTTTTCGCCAGCGTTAATTCTTCCTGACACGATGCGCCATTATGCGTCCAGGATGTATGTGCCGTTCCGACCGCTGATCCGTTTTTATATAGCCGTGATCCATTTGTGCCGGATGTCGTGTTTCTGTCCATTGACCAATAGCACTTATATGTCCCAGCCTTTGACACTGTCAGCGTGACATCTGTCGCCGTGTATGCGGTCTGATTTGTTTCACCGCGTCCGGCATAGATCTGCACATTCTTTGAAGAACCACCTGAAACATTGACCACGACCTCTGCAAGATTTGTCACATCATAAGTGCCATTCTCGGTCTTTGTGTCAGATCCTTCTACCCACGGAAATGTCGCTGTACCTCCACCCTGCTTTGGAAGCGACACGCCACTGACACCGCTATATGTCGCGCCAAGCAATGTTATATTAGGATTTGCCATGGCGACACCACCTTTATGAAATGCTTAAAATGTGCGTGCTTCCGTCCTGGCTGATGTTTGGCATTGCAAGAGATCCGCTGACACCGAGGATGGACTTTCCGGACAGAATATTCCCTGCCACGCAGTCAGTCACATTCGTCAGAGAAACTGTCCCGCCGGATGTGTAGCCAGCCGGAATCGTATATGTGCCTGCCTTCGTCCCGATCGTTCCTCCGGTCGCTCCATTGTTCGTCATGCTTCCGCTGATCTCTCCAGATGCGCCGAATGCTGACTTACCGCTTAAAATATCTCCGGCAGCTGCGTCAGCATCGCCAGTGTAAAAGAATTTCGCCGTGCCACCGCCGGACTTCGGAATATCGACCTCCGGACAGTCACTATAGGTCACATTGTTTATCACAACATTCGGATTAGCCATTTTTCACCTCATGAAACTGTTATTGTTGATCCGTTCCAGGTTATGAGTCCATAATTCTGTGGGATCGGATTTATCGTGATGTTCTGTATTGCCTTATAACCTTCGATCGGAATCACTTGCTCCGACTGCGAAGGCGTATATTCATAAGCTCCGGTAAACGCCGGAGAAGCACCGCCCTTCGGGATGGTCAGCTCTGCGGTCATTGCCCCGACTGCTGCCAGAACGCATGTGAGCATTCCCACCGCCTGCAATGTGCAAGCCAGATGCTCCTGATCAGTCAGGTTCGCATGTAGCACACCGATCTCTTGCAGCGTGCCTTCCACGTTCCCGATGCCCTGGAGCGTGCCTGAAATCATGCCAGCACCTCCGGTACCAGGTTGAACTCGGCCTGGTTGATGAATGTGTCGATATCGCTGTCAGCGAATGTGATCTCCATGTCATAAACATATTTTCCGACTGCCAGCTGCTTCGTGTCTGTCGGAGCAAGATGCAAGATCAGCGTGTCATTCGGAATGACCTTGCTGACCGCCGGAGTCGTGTCATAAACGCTCTGCTTCATGGCAAAGCGGATCACATCGCCTTCTTGCGGAGTGTATGCCGTGCCGTTCTTCTTCAGGGCGATCTGGCAGTAAAAGCTGTCGCCCTTTGTCAAAGTAATTGTCGTTCCGTTTATCTTGAACATATCAATCCTCGTTCTTTAACTGTTCGCCGATCTCGCCATACCATTTCTGCCGGACAGTCATAGCATCGATGAGAGCAGCGGTTCCGTCTATGTGAAGCGAAGGCGAGAGCTTAACCAGTTTCCCGCGTCCGCGTTCTGTGCTCATTTTTATCGCACTGTTCAGCAAGTGCGCCTTCAGGAGATCATTGTCCCCGATATGGATCCGGCCATCCTCCAGCTCGCCCTGCGTCTGCTGGATCACGGAATAAAGGTTCTCGCCCTGGTAAACATCGTCACAATGAAATCCATAGGCCTGCATCTCCTGGATCAGGTACTGTGCAGAATATCTGTCATATCCAACTTGCAGCGGGAAGATCTGATAATTCTCAACCAGGTCAACAAACCACTGGTAGCAGTCGTGATAGTCCACATAGTTGTCACCGGATGGCGAGAGCAGACCGCGCTGGATGTAGATGTTATACGGCAGGCCGTCCCGCTGTGTGGCTTCATCGATCCGTTCTGCTGGCAGCCAGAAGTGGCTGAACACATAAAGCTCTCCGTTCTTCTCGATCACCACGCAGGCCGATGTAAGATCCCGAACCTGCGACAAGTCGATACCGCCGACCGCATAGCTGTTCCGGAACGACTCCAGATCCAGCGGATCGCCGGAAGCGTCTTCCACCAGCTTCGCCGGAAGCCATGCCAGAGAACTGTTCTGCTTCAGGTTGCAATACTTGGTTATGAACTCGGCTTTTTTGGAAAGCGAGCCTTCTGCGACCGCGATCTCCTCCAGCAGATAATCGACCGGAACGCTGACATTCAGGTTCGGATTTGATTTGTGCAGCTCATTGATGTCATTCCATTTGTCCGGATCATCGATCATGTAAAGGATCGGGAGCAGCTTCGTTTCCCTGCTGTCACCCATCAGGAAGCGGGTGCTCCTCTTCATCAGCTCATCAAAGATGGAGTCGTTCACATATCCGGAAGTCGTGCATGACAGCAGCATGGCTTCAGGCCGTGCGCCCATAGCACTCTTCATGACCTCATACTGTTTCAGGCCTTTGTCACCTTCCCATGCTGCGACCTCGTCACAGATCGTCAGGGATGGATTAAAGCCATCGGATGACTTGCTGTTGAATGCGATCTTTTTGATCGTGCTGTTCGTTCCTGGGATGGCGATGTCGCTCACGCGCTTCTTTGCCAGCATAGATACATCGTGGATCCGTTTATTGTGCTCATCACGTTCATCTAGCTCTTCTTTCAGCTGCTGCCATTCCGGATCCAGCTGAACCATCTGCCAGATGCAGTTATAAATGATGTCTGCCTGGTCGAATTTCGGAGCAAGGCAGAACACCCTGCTGCCATACCCGCCGATCGCCTGGAAGATGTAATTTGCGACTGCGGAGGCGATCAGGGACTTGCCGTTCTTCCGTCCCACGACCAGAAAGACCTCACGGAACTGTCTATTGCCGTCTTTGTCCACGATCCCGAACATCGCCGAGATCATCGCCTTTTGCCAGACCTCCAGCTTCAGGTTGCCTGGCGCAAGCGGGCCTTCCGTGTGGAAGCAGTGCGCTTCTATCCAGTCAATTGCGCTGTTTGCCTTGTGCGCATCAAAAAAGAACTGCTTTTCATGCAGTCCTTTGACCAGATAGTCATATAAAAGCCATATAAATTGCCCGACCAGATATGTGCCGTTCTTAATTCCCTGGTAATAATCCAGGATCCAATTCATTCCGGTCTTCTCCGTTTTTCTCATGTCAAAAAGTCGTATCTCTCGTTAAATTCGAGAATCGAG